TTTTGGCTTAGCATCTGCCGCACCTCGCTCGCCGTATCGGCACTTAGAATTATGCGGTATTGCCTTAAATACTATCTTATTTATTATAGGGGATTGTACGATGGTGCGCAAGAGAATTTGCACCAAACAGGAAAAAAGACTCTTGCTTTTGGAAATAAAAGTGATGTATAATAAAGCGTCCATTTATTTGTGGTAGTTGTGGAGAGGATGGTATATATGGCGACAAAGTACGTTTTTGTTACTGGCGGCGTGGTCTCCGGCTTGGGCAAGGGCATCACAGCAGCCAGCCTGGGCCGTTTGCTGAAAACCCGCGGCCTGAAGGTGGCTTCTCAAAAGCTGGATCCTTATATCAACGTGGATCCCGGCACCATGAGCCCGCTACAGCACGGCGAGGTGTTCGTGACTGATGACGGAACCGAAACCGACCTGGATCTGGGTCATTATGAGCGCTTTATTGATGAAAACCTGAACAAGTACTCGAACCTGACGACGGGCAAGGTCTATTGGAACGTGCTGAACAAGGAACGCCAGGGCGCTTATCTGGGCCAGACGGTGCAGATCATTCCCCACATTACCAACGAAATCAAGAGCTATATCTACAATCTTGCCAAAAGCACCGAAGCCGATGTTGTCATCACCGAAATCGGCGGTACCACCGGTGATATTGAGAGCCAGCCTTTCCTGGAGGCCATCCGCCAGGTTGGCATTGAGCAGGGCATGGAAAACTGCTGCTACATCCATGTGGTTCTGGTGCCCTATATTTCCGGCTCGGACGAATATAAATCCAAGCCCGCCCAGCATTCCTGCAAGGAACTGCAGGGCATGGGCATCGCCCCCAACGTCATCGTGCTGCGTGCCGATGGCCGCGTTGGCAGCGATATCAAGCGCAAGATCAGCATGTTCTGCAATGTGCGCCCTGATTGCGTGATTGAAAACCTGACCATGCCCAGCCTGTACGAGTGCCCGCTGATGCTGGAAGCTGCCGGCCTGACCAACGTTGTTTGCCGTCAGCTGCACTTGGAAACTCCGGCCAGCGACCTGACCGAGTGGAAAGAGCTGATCTCCCGCATTGCCACCCGCAGCAAGACCTGCACCATTGCCCTGGTTGGCAAATATGTCAAGCTGCATGACGCATACCTGAGTGTAATGGAGTCCCTGTATCACGCCGGCTTTGAGAATGAGTCCAAAGTGGAGATCCACTGGGTGGACAGCGAAAACCTGCTGGATCAGGAGCGCTGCGCTGAAGAGCTTTCCGGTGTGGATGGCATCATCCTGCCCGGCGGCTTTGGCGACCGCGGCATTGAGGGCATGATCCAGGCCGCCCGCTATGCACGGGAACAGAACATCCCGTATTTTGGCATCTGCTTGGGTATGCAGATTATGGTTATGGAATATGCCCGCGATGTGCTGGGCTATGCCGATGCCAACTCCAGCGAGTTTACGCCGGACGGCGAGCACAATGTTATTGCTCTGATGCCGGACCAGCAGGGGAACATCCCGAAGGGCGGCACCATGCGCCTGGGCAAGTACCCCTGCATTACCGCCGAGGGCACCAAGCTGCGTGAGTGCTATGGCAAAGAAGAAATTGACGAACGCCACCGCCACCGCTATGAGTTCAACAACGACTACCGTGCAGAGATGCAGAACCACGGCCTTGTGATCTCCGGTACCAGCCCGGATGGCCGCCTGGTGGAAGCTGTTGAGCTGCCCGGCCGTGATTTCCATGTGGGCGTACAGTTCCACCCCGAATTCAAGAGCCGCCCCAACCGCGCACATCCCCTGTTCAAGGGCTTTATCGCTGCTGCGCTCAAGTACCAGCAGGAGCACACCATCACGGACCATCAGCCGATGGCAGATTGATCGGCATCCTGACACCATAAATACCACAAGGCACCGAACCTGTAATTGGCCCGGTGCCTTGTTTTTATGTGTTATATTTTGTGTGGATTATGCGGGAACAAAAAACGGATTTTCAGGATTCTGTCTCTTTTTCTCTTTTGTTTACCTCTCTCTCGCTGGCTTCCACCATCGAGATCACGTTCAGCAGCACCAGCCGCACCACAGCGGGGTGCAGGCAGCTGTTGTTGATGGCGTTGATGACGGACTTTTGGAGTTCTTCAATTTTTGCGGTTGTGGTCATTTCATCACCCTTTCTGCCATCGGGGAGCCGGAATATTCCGGGCGCGGATAGCTTGTATCTTCGGTTCGCGTGCCGCCGCAGGCTGCCAGCGTAAGCGGGATGACCAATGCAAGCACCAACAGCAAAGCCAACGTGGCCAAAATCTGCATGAATTTCTGCATTAAATCTCCCTCCCGTTCACGCTCAAAGAACCGCATTCAATTCTGCCGGGGATTTCAAACTTGCTGGCATTGCAGTGGATGACCTTATCTACCTGGTCAATGGCAATGCCCACAAACTCGCTGGTGGCCCCGCCGGTGGAATAATCAAAGCTGGGGTCGCCGGTGGAGAACCAGCCTAAAAACGTGTAGCGGGAGTTATCGCCAATATAAGATTTGCCGTACCGGCTGCTTAACACACCGGTCAGGTTGTTTTCCCAGTACCAGCGGATGCGCCCCGTGTCAATGTCCACACGAGTGCCAGCATCTTTGCCCATACGAATCCAGGCATTGTCCAGGTCATAAGTGGTTGTGCGCGCCTTATTGTGAATCTGCCCGGTGGTAATGTTTCCGCCGTTGATAATGGTCTTATCCTGGTTCCAGGTACTCAAATCCGAAAATGTCACCACGCCGGATAGGTTGATCTGTGCGCTGGTGATCTCTGTTCCGCCTGCCGTCAGCTTGATGGTGCTGCTGGTTCCGCTTGTGCTGGCCGTCAGCTTAATTTCGTTCACCGTCTGCTTGATCTCGGTTTTGGTTTCGGTGGTAGTCAGGTAATCGCCGCTGCTGGCTGTCCACGCGGTAGGCGCGTTGCCCATCTGCACCATGGGGTGCATGATGGTCAGATCGTTGGTAACGGTGGCGTTGTCGTCGGCGGTACTCACAAACAGACCGTCTGCATAGCCGTCCGCGGTCGCCGTGAACGCCGCCCAGCGCAGCTTCCAGCCGTTATCCAGCGCAATGTCCTGCTGGGCCTGCTTGAACGCGGAGCCGTAATAACTTTTTGTGCCGCTGCTGCTCTTGGTCTCGAACTGTAAAAACAGGCTGTCCGTGCCGGAGTTGAGCTTGTACAGTACCGATGCGCAATAGGTCATGCCCTTGGCAATCACCAGCGTTTTGTCCGCACCAAAGTGGAAGCGGGTGTTCTGCGCCTTGTTGGTCACGCGAACAGATTCACCCGTAATGGCGTAACTGCCTTTTTTGCTTGCGGCATTGCCGCCTGCATCCAGGGTCGCATTGTTCCAGTCGTCGGTGCCCGCAATAATATTGTTGCCGCCGGTGATTCGCTGCGTTACCGTTTGGGTAATGCTGTCAGCTTTCTGGTCAATCGCGGATACTGATTCTTTAACGGTTTTGAATTCCCGCTTTGTGCTGTCCAGGTCGTTGGAAATGGTTGTGGTGGTTTCTTTCAGGCTGCGGACTTCCGTTTTGATTTCATCCGCCGATTGGGAGATCAGGCTTTTGGCGTTTTCCTCTGTTATGTAGTCCCCGCTGCTAGCTGTCCACGCGGTCGGCGCATTGCCGTATTGCAGCATGGGGTGAAGCAGCGAAAACTTGTTGGTGTAGCTGCCGCCAACCCCCGCCTTTATGTTGCCGCAGCCAAGCTCGACAGTTTTCAAAACACCGTTTTTGCTGGGGGTCCATGTACCATACCGCAGCACCCAGCCGTCCGTCTGCTTAATTTCAAGCTGGTTTTCGGTTGTTATACTGAAATAGTAAGAAGTTCCGTTGTCGGCGTCATACGTAAGGCTCAGGCACAACCCGTCGGTGCCGGAAATTGGTTTGTACATGACGGACAGGCACAAAGTGACGCCTTTTGTAATGCGAGCGCCCGCGGTGTTGCAAATAAAATACCGATTGGAGTTTGCGTTTGTTACGGTCGCGCTGCCGGTATCGTTGTACGTGACTGAACTGCCGCTGACCGCGTTGCCTTTCAACTCGGCGTTCTTGAAGCTCTCACTGCCCAGGATCAGGTTGCCGCCGCCGGTGATTTTGGTGTCTTTTTTCACCTCAGAGGAAAGCCCGTCCACCGTTGCTTTCAGGTCGGTATACTTTCCGGTCAGGTCGCTGGCCTTTACTTCCAGGCCGTCCACGCTGGTCTTGATCTCCAGCATCTTGCCGGTCAGGTTCTTGTAGCTCTGGCTGTTCACGGCGCTGCTGCTTTCCCGGCTGGCGCTGCCCACGCTCTCAAAGCTGGCTTTGCCGGAGGAGATTGTGGCGCTCATCAGGTAGGTGTCGAACTCCCGACCGCGTGCGTCCTTAACGTGCACGATCTGCCCGCAGGCAAGGCCGGAACTGCTGGGCACCGATACTTTGCAGGGGGTGTAGGTCACGTTTTTCAGCACGTTGTACAGGTTTTGGACAACGCTTTTCAGGTTGGCTTCGGTGCCGGTTGTCAGCAGCAGGTTGCCCTGCACTGCATAGGTGTTGGTGGCAGTGGTGCTGTCGGGGTAGATGACCCCCACGTCACTGTCCGACTGCCGGATCTGGACTTTCTCAATGGCTTTGACCGTGTAGTCCTCGTAGCTCAGGCTGTCAGCATAATAGGCGGTGCTGTTGCTGGCACCGTCCGGGGTGATTTTAGCAGTGCTGCGCTTGTCTGTGTAGGTCAAGAATTGCAGCTTGCCGTCTGCATTCATGTGGGCGTAGCAGCCTGCCGCTTCCGCCGCCCAGGAGATAATCTGTCGGCAGGTTAAATCATCCGCATAGAACGCCTGCACGCTGTAGCTGCCGTTGATGGGCAGGCTGCTGCTGGCAAGCGCGACCCCTGCCCGCTGGCAGGCCAGCTGAACCAGCTGCCAGATAGTTTTGGGGAACTGCGCCTGATTGGCCCGCAGCCAGCCGGAGAAGTCCGCATCCAGCTTGGACATGGTGTCGTAGGCCGTGACCTTGTAGCTGTTGCGCTTGGTGCGGGTGGGCTTCTCAGCATAGAAAACACCCACCTTGGTGCGGTTCCCGGCATCGTCCTGCCGGTACAGCGTCAGGGCGTCCCCGGCAGTAATTTGCAGGCTGCCGCCCGGGTCCGCCCAGATTTCGGCTTCGATGTAGTCCGAAAACGCAGAGCCGATGGTGAACTCCTGCCCGGCGTTCACCGCAGTGTGCAGCGTCAGGCTTTTGACCGCGCTGCCGGGGGAGCCGCCTGTCAGCTCAGTGCCGTCTTTCAGGCGTAAAACCGATTGATACAAAGGCATTCCTCCCTTTCTCAGCATTCGATAATGTTAAACTTCAAATTCTTCCACTGTTTCGTCTTGGCGTTGTGCCAGGCGATGCCGTATTTGCTGCAGTAGCAGGTGGTGGTTTCGGTCTCGGTGGAAGAGCCGGCTTTGGGATGGGTGAACTGAAACGTTGCCTTGCCTGCAAACAGCCCGATGGTGTACTTGTATTCGTCATCCGTCAGGCAGCTGTAGGCAATGGGCCAGGTGGCAACCTTTTCCCGCACCACTTCCCGGTGCATAAACCCGGCCTCATCGCGGCCGGAATCGCTGGAATCCAGGTCGGAATAGCTCGGTTCAATGTCGCAGTCCGGTGCGTACAGGGATTTGCCATCGATCTGGAACAGATTGGTCAGGGTCACGTCACACACCTCCTGTGGCAATGGCCTGTTTGCGCTGCCAGCGCTGTACGGCGCGGCCTACGTCCTCGTCGGTCAGCTCAATGCCGTACACGGCGGAGAGGATCTCCCGCAGCACGGAAACCACGGCTTCAAAGCCCGCCATCTGGCCTGCCTGCAGGTCCTCCATGACCTCGGCCACAGCCTGCTTGATGGTGTCCAGCGGAGCTTCCACGTTAGTGCCGTGGCTCTGATCGCCCAGCACGGCGAGGAACTCCCGGTTGGCCGGGATGACTGCACCCTGCGCCAGGTAGGGAATCTGCGGGGCGGTCAGGGTGCTGATATTAAACCCGACATGCCCGCCGCCGAATATGTCCGGCAGGTCGAACGATAACCCGTTCAGCGCGTTGATGACCGCATTGATGCCGGTGACAACGGCGGAGATCATCCGGTTGATGAAGCCGATGATGCCATTGACGGCGGTCTTGATAGCGTTCGTCATCTTATCCCAGACGGTGTTGACTGTGTTGCCGATGGCCTGCCAGGCAGCATCCCAGTTGCCGCGGAACACGGCGCTTAAAAAGTCCGCCAGCCCACGCAGCACAACAACGGCCAGATCGATGGCATCCGCAATAGCCCCAACGGCCACGCCAACAACGTCCGCAATGGCGTTGAATACCTCAGCAAACGCGGGGCCGAACGTGGCGATGATCCACTTGGCTACCGGGGCCAGCAGGTTGTTCCACAGGTCCAGCAGGCAGTTGGCAACGCTTGCTACCAGCAAAAGAATGTCGTCCCACAGGGGTTTGAGGTGGGAGGACCAGAGGGTAGATAAAATCTGCATCAGGTTAGTAAGGATCGGCTGCAAAACGTTCTGCCACAGGGTGGTAAAAATGCCTTGCAGGTTTTCCAGCG